CAACTCAGCCCAAGGTCTGCTGATGCCCAAGCTCAAGTTCCGCTTCCGTGTGACTTTTTTGAATCTGGGTGTGAGCCAGCCCACCACAGAACTGACCAAGCAGGTCATGGATTTCACACGTCCACAGGTCACATTTGACAACATCGACTTGCCCATCTACAACAGCATCATAAGATTGGCTGGCAAACATGTGTGGTCGGACATCACCTGCCAGGTGCGTGATGATGCTGGCGGCAACGTGGCAAGATTGGTTGGTGAGCAACTGCAGAAACAACTGGACTTCCTGGAACAAAGCAGCGCCGCATCAGGCATTGACTACAAGTTTACCACAGTGTTTGAAGTGTTAGATGGTGGCAACGGTGCCAATGCTCCTATTGCTCTCGAAACCTGGACCATCCTGGGATGCTATCTACAAAGTGTCAACTACAACGATGCCAACTATGGAACTGGCACAGAGCCCATGACAGTGAGCATGACCATACGCTATGACAATGCCTTGCAGACCCTAACCGGCGAGGATGTGGGTGTTGGCGCCAGCATACCGCGCACAGTCAACGACGTAGCCACAGGCTAACCGGCCATGGCTTTCGGCCAAGAAAATTTACAGCCGTTCCCGCCTGGCGAAGGCGTTCGAGACTACACTCACGCCAGCAAGACCTTCCGGGCCGGCGGCTATGACCTGGCGCCACGCACCAAGTTCCTATTCCATGTTTACTTCAACCTAAACACCAACATACCCGCAGTGGCCAACTTGACTTCGGGCGGCAAAGGATCCACCATTGGTCTCACTGTGAAAACGGCGCAGTTGCCCGGCTACATTATAGATGTGGCCACCATGAATCAGTACAATCGCAAACGCCTGGTGCAGACCAAGATCAACTACAGTCCTGCACAGATTGTGTTCAACGATGACCACAATGACCTGGTGCGCAACATGTGGTATCAGTACTATCAGTACTACTACAGCGACCCTGTGTACCGGTATGGCAACACACCCAACCAGAGTGGTACCCTGGGTGAGATCAGCACCCTGCTCAGTGGCTTCAGCTACAACAGCAATGACACCTATGCGGCCAGTAGACCTGTGCAAAAATGGGGTCTCAATGGTCAAGGCTACACCAATCCCAGCCTGCAGAGCTTGTCCAGCTCAATCCTGACCGGTCCGGCCAGTGGACAGGAACCTTTTTTCCGCGACATAACCATCTATGGTCTCAGCCAAAAGACCTATGCACAGTATACCATGATCAATCCCTTGATCACTGAGTGGACCCATGACACCTATGAGCATACGCTACGAAAATGTCAAGTACTATTCGGGTGCCGTGGGTGGTTCTCAGCCCAGCCAGCAGGTCACAGGATTTGCTGACCCTGCCAACTATGATGTGGTACCCAGCCCCATTGCCAGACCCGGCAGCACGGCCACAGTGGAAAGCCAAGGCACCATCAGACCCAGCCCCAATGGCAACAAACAGGACCTACAGGCCCTGGCCACTGGACAAAATACCCTGCAAAACGTGTTGGGTGCCGTGGGACAGGCCCTGGTGCCCACAGCAAGTTCATTCCTGTCAGGGCAACTGGCTGGATCTGGCGCTCTAGGAGCGGCTCTGGTCACAGGGTTAGGTGTGGCTGCCGGCATTGGTGTGCCTGGCAGCATTGGACAACTGCCCAACGGCACCGGCGGCATGAACTTCCCTACACCAGCCGGTGTTGATGCGGCCACCAAGTTGCGCAATCTCATCAGCGGAGGTTAGACATGGCGTCAGTCAATGCCATCAATACCAAAACTGATCTCACTGTGCAAATCTTTGACAGATTCTATGGCTACGAACAACAGGTGCCAGTGGATGCCTATGATGCTGTGCTGAGTTATTTCCGCTCGGTTTTCCGCAGCAATGAAGCTGCCGGCAACTTCACTGTGAGTCTGTTTCGCGTCAGCCATCAAACTGGTATTCCTGTGATGACGCTTTTGCAACAGTTTCAAGGACAGACTGCGCCGCAGATAAATCTTACCTTGGCCTACTATCTCAATGGTATACGTAGCTCCAGCACCTTGCTGGGAGTGAATGTGCCAACCCAAGCCAACTACTACGTAGCACACAACATCAGGATCTAGCCATGGCCAACTTCAGGCAGGGCATCTACACCGTAAGGAATCCTGGCAAATATGTTGGCAAAGGCACACCCAGATACCGTTCGGGTTGGGAAATGACTTTCATGATGTTTCTTGATTCTAATGACAACATAGTGCAATGGGCCAGCGAAAGTATTAGCATACCCTACAGAAATCCCATCACCGGCAAGCAGAGCATGTATGTGCCAGATTTTTTTGTGACCTATCGTGGGCGTGACAATACCACCCGTGCTGAACTCATCGAAATCAAGCCCAAAAAACAAAGCCTGATCGAGAGTCGAATGACCGACAGAGATAGAGCCATAGTGGCGGTCAACTATGCCAAATGGGCGAGTGCTCAAAAATGGTGTCAAAGAAATGGCCTCACATTCAGGGTCATCAACGAAGATTCGATATTCCGTCAAGGCAGTAAATGCACCGGTAAATAGGTGTATGACCCGAAAACTGGAATCCTTGTTTGATTTTGCCGCTGAAAATCCTGAAGCTGAGCCTGCCGTCAGTCCGCCCACCCGCACGCAACTGGCCGAAATAGATGCTACCATAGACAAGATTGATGCAGCCTTGCCCTGTGTGCGTGATCTGGATGCTGGGGATCGTGAGCTGGATGATCTGGCCAGCAAGGCACAGGAAACCTTTGATGACTTGATGGATCTGGGCATGCAGGTCGACAGCAGATACAGTGCTGAAATATTTGCCGTGGCTGGAACCATGCTGGGTCATGCGCTCACGGCCAAGACCGCCAAGCTGAACAAGAAGCTAAAAATGGTGGATCTGCAACTGAAAAAGATGAAGCAGGATCAAGCCAGCAAGAGCGACGACGAACCCATGGAAACTGCACACGGACAGGTGCTGAGCCGCAACGATCTGCTGGAACGCCTGATCGCCACACGAAATCAAAATGACACAAAAGCATAAATATCACACGAGGACCCCTATATGAAAAGATTCCAAGAATACCTGGCCGAAAGCGAAAGAACCTACAACTACAGGGTCAAAATCGTGGGCGACATCGAGCCTGCCATGATCTCACAGTTGAAGGAAAAACTGTCACAGTTTGATCCGATCAAGATTGGTGCAGTGAAAAAAACCCCCATACAGTCGGCACCAGCAGATTTCCCCGCACATGCCAACGAAAGCGTCAGCCACATGGACTGTGAGTTCCGCTATCCGGCCATTGAACCACAGATACAGCAGATAGCCCAGCTGATGGGCCTGGATCCTTGCCGCATCAGATTCCTGACCACGGCCTACGAAGACAGCATGATCGAAGAAAAAGACAAGATTCAAGAGCTCAACAAAGATCTGCTCACAGACACAGACCTTCCTGCTCCCGACGCAGAACAACAGGCGCTCAGCAAGGATTACTCGGCTTCACCCTACCAGCATGCTGTGTTGAAGAATGCTTACCGCAGCAACTACACCGTGGCCGGAGGCAAGACACCACCTGCCGAAACCACCAATGACTTGCCCATGGGTACCACCAGCCCAATGACCCGAGTAAAACGCCCGCCCCGCCCAGCCACCGGCGCCAACCCCAGAGGATGATACGATGACATTTTTTTACGACCTAAACAAACGCTTGGCGGACATTGCCAAAAAACAACAGCTTGGTGAAAGCATTGGTAGCACTTCAGGATTCCTAGAAGGCTCAACCGGCGACTATTCGGCTAAAAAGGCACGTGCTGGCAAAGACATTGGCAAGCCTGGCAAGATGTTTTCAAAGATCGCCAAGTCAGCAGGAGAGCGTTATGGAAGCAAAGAGCGTGGTGAGAAAGTGGCCGGCGCTGTGTTGGCCAAACTGCGTGCCAAGGAAAGCGTAGAAGAATCTGACATGGATGAGAGTGCGTTGCAGGCATACTTAGGCAAAAAGAAATATGGCGACGCCGGCATGAAGGCCCTGCAAAAGGCCGGTCGTGAAGGTGCCAGCAAAGAGAAGATGGCAAAAATTCGTGCCCAGCATGACAAGATGGACGAAGAAGCCACCGACGAAGGCAACAAGTTTGCCTACAATGTGATCAAAGCCAAGGCTGCAGGACTGAAAAAAGCCGACCTTGATGGCGATGGAGACATGGAGCCAGTGCGTGAAGCAGATTATGTTGGTCTAGAAGAAAAGAAAGCCAAGCCAGACTACATCGATCTTGACAAGGATGGCGACCGTAAAGAAACCATGAAGAAGGCCGCCGCTGACAAAAAGAAAAGTCGTAGCGCAGGCACAGCATTTGATCCTGAAGTGGCCAAGAGCATGATCTCCAAGGATCCACATCCAAGATATGATGTCAAGGACACCGGTTATTCACAACGTTATACCCGCAAGACTGAAGAACCCGAAGATGATGAGGACAGCAAAGACGCTCAAGCAGACCGGTATGCCAGTCCCAAGAAAAAAGGTCGTCCAAAAGGTCCCGAAAAAGGCCCTGAGCGTGTGACCAAAGGCAGCTACAAGTACAAATCCGGCCGTCCAACCAAGACAGAAGAAAATCTTGATACCGATGGCGTGATGATGACACGTCCTTCAAACATGAGTTCGGAGGGCATGGACAGCATCGCTTTAGTGGACAAGGGTGAATATGATCGCGAAGGTGACATGGCCAAGGAACAACTCTACACCATGAAAATGGCTGCCCAGGAGTTGAGCTCCATATTAGGTGATGATGAAAATCTGCCAGAGTGGGTGCAGAGCAAGATCACCAAGGCTCTGGACTACATTGACACTGCACGTGACTACATGAAGTCAACCAAGGCCGATAGAAACATGGAGCCTGTGGCAGAAAAAGCAGTGAGCAAGAATCAAGCCGTGGCAGCAAGAATAGCACGTGGCGTACAAAAGGGTGATATTGAAGCTGAACCTGGCACAGCCAGTGCAGAAATGGCCAAGATGCGACCCAAAGAACTCAGAAAGTTTGCCAAGACTGACACCAAGGGCCTGCCCAAGAAAGTCAAAGAACAAACTGCGGAAGAGCCTAAAAAAGCCAAGGGTGGTTTTGAGTTTGGCAAAGGTGTGTATGAAAGCATGGACCACAAGTTCCGTCAAGCACTCACCGAAGGCATGAACATCAGTGTAAACATGAACACAGGACCCGACGGCAATCCCACCAAGAACATCACGGTGTCGGCCGACGGCGACGACGCTGAAGCCCTGGCCATGTTGTTGAAAATGGCCGGCATGGGCACCAGCCATGACAGCCACCAGGCCGTGGATGAAAACTCACCGGACTATCCAACCAACACAGAAACGTCCGACGATGCCTTCCAGTACTCGGGTGGACTCAATGGTCCCAAGAGCACAGGGCAAACAACTGTTCCTGTGATAGCCAGCCAACTGCGCAGACAAGTTTCCATGGAAGAATCAGTGGAGCTTGAGCGCGACTTGTTCCGTTTATATCAAAACTACAAGGCACAATGAAAACACTGCGCGACTACATGACCGAAAGTGAAGTCTGGATGGTGTCACCTGCCCAAGGTGACGACTTTGCGTTTGAACTGCCTGATGAAGTCTTGGTAGAAACCTACATCATTGAAGTAGTCGATGATTGTATCCTATTAGATTCAACCGACGAAATCAATCGGGCCTTGAGTGAATGGGCCGCCCTGGAAGACACCGACGAAGGTGATTCAGGTGTAATCATGGAAACCATGGGCTATGGTAGCCTGGTAGGCGAAGGAGCCATGAAACGTGAAATGCACGCAGCCGCAGAAACAATGAGCCTGGAAGATTTCCAAGAACTGTACGGTGATGAGGACTGGATCGAAGAGTTCTGGCGTGTAAGCAATGGTTTGGATACAGATGTTGACGAAGATCAAGATGCGGCTGTGGTGGCCAGCAAAGAAGCCGCCATTGATGCCGCACAACGCTTGGCCACCGACGAAGCCAAGTATCGCGGACGTGAAGTAAAACTTGGCAAGAAAATGGCGGGAGATGTGAAAAAGTACAAAGTGTACGTCAGGGATCCCAAGACAGGTAATATCAAAAAAGTCAACTTTGGGCATGGTGGTAAGTCAGCCCGACGTGCCGGTCAAAAGACTATGCGTATTAGAAAATCAAATCCCAAAGCTAGAAAGAGCTTCAGAGCCAGACACAACTGTGCTAATCCCGGGCCAAGAACCAAGGCTCGCTACTGGTCATGTCGCAACTGGTAATTCAAGGAAAATAAAATGCCAATCCAAGTAATCAATTCCGCTGGTAATGTGTTATGGACCACAGACAAGTGCCAGATCAACTCAGGTTCAAATGATGTGTCATATCAGGTGGTGGCTCCAGCACTAGGCACCGCCAGCGCAGTTGGCAACCTGTATGCCAATGTGGTGTCAGTGCCTAACGGCACCACGCAGGAAATATATGTGGGTGCCGGCAACTACCTGGTCATGTTGGGGACAACATTCACCGCCGTGGCCCTGGGAACAGCAAGTTCTGCTCAAGAAGGTGTCATCGGCACCGGAGCCTGATCATGCGAGCCAGTGAGTTCG